CTTTGAGTCCCTTTTCTTACGAAAAGGATACTTCCTAGGTGAAAACAAACTTGATCGGGTTCTGTTAAGTCTTCTACATCTTCGTGATGTGTGCCTCCTAGAGGAGTACCAAGGTTTTTCTTATTTAATAAATGAGAAAAACTTTGGTAAGAAGACAAAACAAGAATCAAAACTAGTGGCGTATCGTTATAAGATTGAGAAACTTGAACCGGATTTTTCCTATTCAAGATTCGCTCTCCGTTACGATGTACCATTAGACACAATCAATGGAATATTTCCCTTGGTTTTTAAAGAACCGAGGTTAGTATTCCACTCTCTAAAACTTTCTTATGCACTTTATCTAACACTAAAGATGTTTCGTTTGAAAAATCTTAAGTGTAATCAACGGGTCCGGAGTAACCTGATGTTACCCCTACCAGATAATCTCTTATCAGCAATTTTCCTTCAAATCTTTTCAGAATTGAAGAAAAAGAACTTATCGGAGTCCCAGTTGATTAAGTGTATAAAGAATTCTCTTTGTCTTTTGGTTTCTAAATCTTTGGATCAGCACGAATTGCCTCAGGGTGACTCAATTGTCTTATTTCCTCCGGATATCTGGAAGGAAGTTCGATCATTCTTGTCACCGGAAGGGCTGATTCGTTTCTGTTTTTCCTGTTTACAATCAAAGGTGTTATGTGAAGAGGTACCTGAGGATTTTATCCTTGATACCTTAATCAAACATCGAGATCAGCTCTCCTCTCCCCACCGCGGTATCTCCCCCGAAGTCTTGGAAAAACTTCGAGAGAGGGGCCGTGAATTCGGGAAGAGGGTGAAGAGATATTATCAATATGATCGTGGGTTTTTTCCCACGAACAAGGCTACCTTTGCCTTTCCTCGGAATCGAGGTGGAGTCAAGGGTGACCTGGTTTATCACGACCATTTGGTGGATCTTCCCGCAGGGGAGGATCCTGATGATCGTGTTGAACCTTTTGTAATAGGTCTCTTCGGGCAGCCAGGAAAGGGTAAGAGTTCAGTTTTGTCTAGATTTCTAGCCATCCTGAGTTCTCTCTTTCCCGGTGTAAAAGGAAAAGATTTAGTGTACCAAAGAACCTGCCACGTTGACCATTGGGATGGTTATAGTGGACAACCGATTACTATCTTCGATGACCTTGGTCAGTCGACGGAAGGTAATGACGTTAAGGAATTTCAAACCTTGGTGTCTTGTTGTCCCTATGTCCTCCCAATGGCGGACCTCCGTGAAAAAGGAATGAAATTCTCATCCTCAATTTTAATTACTACTTCCAATATGAGGTATAATCAGGATCTGAACCAAGTCTATAAAAAGAATGGTTCTCCGATCATTGATCAAACTTCATTTTGGAGGCGTTTCCACTATCCGATTACGGTCGAGGACTCCGGTGTTTTTACACTTAAGGAGAAACCTGACTTTACTCGTCGTGGTTCATCGCAAATAGAGCGATCATGTTATGATGCTCAGGTAAGCGATAGTAATTATTTGACCTTTCCCTCAGCAATGACGGATAGGTTGAGGACAGGATCTTTCCTAGATCACTGGAAGCCCATCAATTTGGTGGATTCGAGGGAGCTTCTCCTTGAGTATTCAAGAAGAAAGCTCTGGCATGAGAATATTCGGAGGAATTGGGTCCAGAAGACTCTAAACCGAGAAGAAAAAGGGGAATTATTAATTCCTCTTCTTCGGATATTGGGTCTCCCTGAGTCAGTCCTGAAAGGACTGGAACAGGGAGGGGTTTCAAGAAAGGGTCTGACCTTTTCTGCTTTTCCACCACCAGGACCGTTACCGGTCAGGGTGGTTCCGATTGTCGAGCCTTTGAAGGTTCGTACAATCACAGCAGGAATTGGTCAAACTTTTTGTTTGAAACCCCTCCAGAGAGCGATGTGGGAGGCCATGGGTGAAGAAAAGCAATTTACTTTAACTCATGGAACGAATAATTTGAACACCGCGGTTAAGCGGTTGTTCGATAATTCTACTCCTAACTCAGTTTGGATTTCTGGCGACTATTCCGCCGCGACGGATTCATTTTCAATTGAAGCTTCGAAAGCCCTTTTACAGGGTATTCTGGAATCAATTGATCATGAACCAACAAAGCGTTGGGCAATGAAGGAGATTTCTCCCCATCTACTTGTCTATCCTGGATCATCGGGTATTAAACCGGTACTTCAGAAAAGTGGACAATTGATGGGTAGTCTCCTCTCATTTCCCTTACTTTGTCTTCTGAACGATTGTACTGCTCGATTTAGTGGTCTCACCCCTGATCAATATTTGATCAATGGTGATGACATTCTTATTCGAGCCCCTAAGGTCTTCTATCCTAAATGGAAGGAACAAGTCGAAAAATTTGGACTTGAGCTCTCATTGGGAAAGAATTATGTACATCCCCATTTTGGAACTGTGAACTCACAGTTAATCCATCATGGAGAAGTCATTTCCTCAGG